ACACTTTCGTTAACAGCTTCAGGTGCTGCAGATATAGCTTTATCAATTATGGAGATAACCTAGAATGGCATATGTTGGTACACCTATAGATACAACCAATCAGTTTCAGTCTTTAGTAGGAAAAAGATTTGACGGAGATGGAAGCACTACTAATTTTACATTAGATATTGCTCCTAGTTCTACACTAGACATAGAGGTCTTTGTAGAAAATGTTAGACAGGACCCAAACTCTGCATATAGTTTATCAGGAACTACATTAGCATTTAGTGCTGCACCTCCTAGTGGTACAAATAATATTTATGTAGTTCATCAAGCAAAAGCTGTAGGAACAATAAGTGTACCTGATGATTACAAATCAAACGCACAAACAATATCAGGTGCTAGAACATTTAATGGTGGTATTACTATGGGAGGTACAACTCCTACACTTACAATAGGTGATGCAGGAGCAGAAGATACTAAAATAGTATTTGATGGCAACGCACAAGATTTTCATATTGGGTTAGATGATTCTGCTGATTCTTTACTTATAGGATTAGGAAGCACATTAGGCACTACTGCCTATATGACTATAGATGCATCTGGAAATTTTGGTTTTAATCGTGCTGCTACAGCTACTGATACTGATGCATTTGGTGCTTTTATTTCATCTGCAGGAGTTCTTAATAATGCAGCTAATGTAAATGGCTCTAATACTGTCTCAGAATTTTCAGGTAATGCAGGTCAGATTAGAATTAGAGGTGATGGTGATGCTGAAAATACAAATAATAGTTATGGTGCTATATCAGATAGAACATTAAAAGAAAATGAAACATCTGCTAAATCACAATGGGATGATGTTAAAGCACTTGAAATAAAAAATTATAATCTTATTGCTTATCCTGATAGACCTCAATTAGGAGTAATAGCACAAGACTTAGAAAGTGCAGGAATGACTGGACTTGTTAAAACAGATAGTGAAGGAATAAAATCAGTAAAATATTCTGTTTTATATATGAAAGCAGTAAAAGCACTGCAAGAAGCAATGACTAAAATAGAAGATTTAGAAACTAGAGTTAAAGCTTTAGAAGGGTAATACATGTCCGTTGCATTGAATGGAACATCGCTATCCAAGATAAAAGCCAATAGCTTAAATCTTGCAGGTACATATGGCTTTAGTGGCACAGTATCGGGATTAGCTGATGAAACACCTTTAGTATTAATCAGCACATTTACTTCTGATGGTTCTGATGCTACTGCAAGTTTTACTAGTGGTATAGATTCTACATATAAAGAATATTTGTTTGTGTTTAATAATATACATCCTGAAACTAATAGCCAAAATTTAATTATGAAAGCTAGAGATGGAAGCACTAATTATGATGCTACAATTACAACCACTATGTTTTCTGCTTTTCACAGAGAAGATGATGGAGAAACAGGTTTAGGCTACGAAGGTGGTCAAGATGAGGCACAGACAACTAGCGGTATAAAATTATCAGTTGGTTTAGGAACAGTTGCTGATGAGTGTACTAGTGGAATATTAAGATTGTATAATCCTAGTTCAACTACTTTTGTAAAACATTTTGTTTCTACATTTAGTGTAAATCACGCAGCAGATTATGCATATACTTGGTATAAAGCAGGATATTGTAATGTTACCGCAGCAATAGATGGAGTGCAATTTAGTATGTCTTCTGGTGAAATACAAGGCGGAACAATAGATTTATTTGGAGTAGTGTAATGGCACTTAGTAAATTAGCAGCAAACTCTTTTGACTTGACAGACAACTATGCTCTAACAGGCACAGTGACTGGAGCAACATCTACACAGAAATTATTTTTAATTAAAAATTTAGACGCAAGTTCTAGCAATACATTAAGTTTTGTTGATGGTTCTAGTAGTGTTGATTTAGATAATACATATAAAACATATTTATTTAGATTTAATAATATGCATCCATCTGCTGACCAATCAGACTTACAATTTCAAGGTAGCACAGATGGAGGCTCTAATTACAATACAACAATGACAACTACTTTTTTTCAAGCATATCATGATGAGGGAGGTAGTTCTGCTGCGTTAAGTTATGATGGCAATCAC